TACTTTTCACTGTGCTAGCAGGGCGAGCTTCCCACCCTTCACGCATTCTTTTGAATACATTATCAGGTGTGTCCTTCCCCTGAATCGAGGTAGCAACCCATCGCTGAATATACCCAGGACGAGGTTCGGGTGCATCCAACAATGCTGGTGGTGTCCATGAAGTTTGAGGTCTACTCTCTACATCACGAACATTTTCTCTTATTTCTTGTGCTCTAACATTTCTTTTCTCAGCCATGATTAACTCCTTTGACTTTTCTGTATTTCAGATGCATATTTTTTCAAACCTGCCTCATCATTAATTCCAAGTTCTCTTGCCATTCGTAACTGATCCTGTGTCATACGCACTCTGTTACCTTTATAAGTAGAGCCACCTGCAGTTGGTGATACCGGTTGTCTGCTTTTTGCTCTTGGCTTGTTTTCAGTAACCTCAGTTTCTGATATTAGCTCGGGAAACATATTTCGTAAACGATTATTTAATAAATTATAATATTCGTCTCCATTTTTATCATGCCCTTCTAAATCAAGTTGAACATCTATTGCCCTAGCTGCAGCAGTTTCTCTCTCATATCCTTTAGAATTAAACCAGTTATTTTTCTGCCACCAAGACATTGCTTTTTCAGGAGCAGGATTGGTAACAGTCTGTTGAGCACGACCAACTGTAGGTGATACAGCTTGAGTCTGTTGCATTTGTTTTTGCATTTCAGCAACTCTTATTGCAGCACGCATATCAGCCATTTGCTCTTGAAAGTTGACTTGTGCTTCTGTGTCACCTTCCTCAACTGCCTTAACTAATGCTTTCTTGGTTAACTCATATTTGTTATGAAATTCATTCTGTGCTTGAGTCTCAGATCCTTTTTCCAATCGTTCAAGTCTAGCTTTGAGTTGAGCAGTTTCTTCTTGAGCTCTTTTAGTCTCAAGTTCTGCATCTCTTCTCTGCTGAGTTATTTTATTTATTCTTGCTTGAACTCTTTTGCTAAGATCTTCATCAGAAATTTTTTCTTTTGGATCTTCTTCTTTTTTAGCTTCTATTTTTTCTTCAGGTTGCTCTTCAGCAATCTCTATTTCGAATTCATCACCAGCAGTCTTTCGCTTGGCTTCTTCGATCTCTTGATTTATTTCATCCAATACTGGATTCTTTTCTTCTTCCATGGTTGCGTCTCCAAGTTTGTTCGCTTATTATAGATATGCTGTAACTTCTACATCATCAGGCAAGATAGATGTTATCTCGTCATCATTAAGTAAAAGAAATTTTACACCATTTATTATTAATTTTTGACCAGCATACTTGCCATAAGTAACTCTGTCACCATTTTTAGGTATGACAGATTGCTTCCATCTATCGCCAGTGTTTCTATCTCGATATGCTAGTTCTCCAACTCCAGCAACTTGACCATGAGCAGTTAAATATGCCTCATTATCTTTAGCTTGTGTCGGCAATAGTATGCCACCTTTAGTTTGTTGCTTGATTTGATTAGGCTGAATTAATATTTTCCAGCCCATAGGTATAGGCAATTGATGTTGCCCAACTGTAGATTTAGACTCTTCGTCAGTATAAATCTTTGCTACTTCATGTTGATGAGGCATGTCTATTCATCTCCTTCGTCTAGTTTGTTTAATGTTTCGTCGATAATAACACAAGCATCTTCTAGTCCTTGTGCTATACCAACGTCTCTTGAATATGACTGAAAATCAGATATCCGACCTTCAATCATCTTCTCGGCTATCGCCGATTTCTTTTCCCTCAGATTTAACTTTATCTTCTTCAGGAGTTCTATCGTGTTCATTAAGACTACTCTCTCCTGCCATTGAAACTCCAGTTACAAAAACTTGGATGTCCTTATTTTCCATAGGATTTTTTAACCATTTTCTTTTTGCTTTTAAGTTTTTTAATTTTTGGCTTAACCATCTTTTTCTTACCATGTTTCATCGTTTTGCCTCCTTCTGATATTAGTGATGAAAATTGCGTTCTATTCATTTTAAGTAATTCCTATCAATTAGTAAATATTATTCTTCAGGCAACTGACTTAATGCACCTTTTGTTGCTATGCCACCAACACTTAAAAATTTTATTAAATCGCCTAATGTGCCAACATTTTTAGGTGCTGGATCGTTAGACAATGGACCCTCACGCATCTCGCTATAAATTGGTGTATCTTTCTTAAGATTTAAAAACTGATCGACATCTGGTTTATAAGTAACTATATCTCCTCTGTATGTAGATGGTAACACTTCAACCAAAGATTTATCATATCCTAAATTTTTTAATGCTCTGTTTCTGTGGCGACCTTCATGAAATCTTGCCTGTAATAATTTATTATCTATGTTTTCTAAACCAAGCTCCGGGACTCCAGAACCTGTTGCATCTCCTAACAATATTTTATTTCTTATAAGATCTTCTATTTCTTTGACATTTTTATTTACAAGACCCATAGAATAATCATAGCCAAATTTTCTATCAACAGAATCAAGAGGAGCATCATCAGGTAATGGTGCTGCAATCTTTCTAAAATCAGCAGGATTAATTAAGCCCATAGCAGTTTCTCCTGATTGAGCTCTTTTAAGACCACTGTATAAATCTTTCGCTTCAATCATATCAAAAAACTCTGGAGCTTTTTCCTCGAGACTCTTAGCTTTTTTACCAGCTTGTTCTATTAAAGATTCTGGATCTTTACCAGCAGCATACTTTGATGGCTTATTAAAACGATCTATAAGATTAGGTTGCATCTTACGAGCAAGACTCTCAAACCAGCTTGTTAACATAGGCGATAATGTTTTTGATAATGATCCCATTATTTAGAATCACTCGATTTATATAAAAATTTTCTAATGCCTTCTCTGTCAAGACCATAATCGTCTTGAAGAGATTTTATAAGATTATAAGAACCACTTGCTCCCGAATCAAGATCATCAAGATCTAATTTCCCAGAAAGGTAATCTTTCACTTCATCTTCCATTGTTTCAAATAATTCATCCTCATCGATAAAAGCATTAGGATTTAATTCTGGATCTTTTTTCAAATATTGCACAACATCGTCATTTAACAAATCATAAGTTGTTATGTTTTTAGGATCTATATTCAATTCTTTCAATTCTTTATTATCAAATAAATCACGTATGATTTCAGAAGCCTCAGCATCATCAAACATATCTATATTTTCTCTAAAACCAGTTTCGATAGCATCATCTACTTGATCAATTAAAGCTGGTATGGAAAGTTTAGATTTTGGTAAAGGTAAAAACTTTTGAGCTTTAGTCAATGGGACTCCTTTCGGTGCTTTAGGAATATTGCCAAGAGAACCAACTAATTTTTCGCCAGCAACTGCAACTGGTGCAGCAGCAATACCTTGCACAACTTTTCTTCTACTCATATCAACAGCTGCATCTGATACAGCTTTATTACCTAGATTCTTTAATAAT